GAAGTTATTCTTTGGAAAGATATTAATAGTAGATATGTAGGAAATAATCCTAATAATGATATTGACCGATTTACCGGTAATGTTACAACATCAACATTGTATAATAAACGTAACACGTGGTATGATCATGATTTAAAATTAACTATTAAAGGTATTAAATTTATTAAAATACCAGAATTCAAAAGTAGATCCGGTAAAACAGATAAAGCTTCTGGTAAAGTATATTCATATTTATGGGTTGTAGGAGCAGGAACAATGGGATGGATTCAATCGAATCAAGTAGATACATTAGCTCCAAAAAAATAAATAAAAAATATAACGAGTTATGGCAAAAAATCATTGGCACACGGGAGGTTCTAGCAAACGACGTCAAGCTGCATATAAACATGGTTATAAATCCGGTTTAGAATTACATGTAGCAGAACAGATAAAAATCTGCGAATTTCCTTTGAATTACGAAACAGAAACATTAAATTATATAGTACCGGAGCGCAAAGCAAAATATACACCTGACTTTATTATGACTAAAAAGAATGGTGAATTAATGTATATTGAAACTAAAGGACGTTGGACAGCAACAGATCGTCAAAAAATGAAACATGTATTAGCATCTAATCCCGGAATTGATATACGTATGATATTTCAAAATCCTAATCAGAAAATATCTAAGACGTCTAAAACTACATATGAAATGTATGCAAATAAACTGGGTATAACTCATGTAGCAAAAAAAGATATGCCGGCGGAATGGCTAGCAGAATGTGTGAAAGATTCAAGCGAAATTATATCAGTTAACAACTTTTTTAAATAAAAGGTTGGATTTGTGAAAAATATTTAATATATCATTAATGTATTATGATGAATATTATAATATATTGATTGATTCAGTATTGAATTGATCGTTAGACCAGTAATGAAATGAATGTGTCTAACTAATATTATATTAATATAATTAATTATATAATATATTTGGTTATTATATATAAATTTTATATTATATTAATATGAATAATCTAAAATTGTTACAGTTACTAGAATCTATCTTAGGAAAAGGTAAACCTACATCAGGTAGTAACGTAGCATTTTTCTCTCCTTTTACTTCGCATTATAAACCAAAATTAGAAATTGATATTAATACTAATTCTAATGGCGAAAATGCTTGGCATTGTTGGATATCTGATAAAAAAGGAAGATCTATATCTTCATTATTCAAACAATTAAATTTACCTAAAAAACAATTTGAACAGTTAGAGTCTATATTAAAAACATCAAAATATAGAATTTCTACTGAAACAAAAAAACAAGAATATACTTTACAATTACCAGAAGAGTATCGACCACTTTGGATCTCAAAAAATACTCCTGATTATAAAAATGCAATGTTTTATTTAAAACAACGCGGTTTAACAATATTTGATATTCTTAAATATAGAATTGGATATTGTGAGTCTGGAGAATATTCTGGTAAAATTATTATACCTAGTTATGATGCTTCAGGTCAATTAAATTATTTTGTATCTAGAGCATATTATTCAGCAGATTCGCAAAAACATAAAAATCCAAAAGTATCAAAAGATATTATTGGATTCGAAATGTTTATTAATTGGTCAGAGCCAATTATTTTATGTGAAGGATCATTTGATGCGATTGCAATAAAAAGAAATGCAATTCCATTATTTGGTAAAATAATTCAACCAGCATTACAAAAAAGAATTATACAGGAACGTGTTAGTGACGTGTATATTTGTTTAGATGCTGATGCATTAAAAAATGCAATTCAGATAGCTGAGAAATTTATGTCTGAAGGATTGAATGTTTATTTTATAAAATTAAATGAATCTGATGCATCAGAATTAGGGTTTAAAAAAATCAATGAAATTATAGCAAATACAGATATTTTAACTTTTGAAAGTTTAATGCATCTTAAGATGGAACAATTATGGGCGTAACAAAAATTGAAACTAATATCAATAAGATTGATAAAATTTATCACATTTCAGATGTACATATTCGTACATTAAAAAGACATACCGAATATAAACAAGTATTCGAAAGAATGTTTGAATATATTAATTCTACAAAAACAGAGAATAGTATTGCTGTTGTTACTGGTGATATAGTTCATAGTAAATTGGATATGTCACCCGAATTAATAACAATGTTAGTGAATTTTTTTAATGGATTCACATTACCTACAATTGTTATTCTAGGAAACCATGATATGAATTTAAATAATTTATATCGTACAGATGCAATCAGTCCGGTAATTGATGTAATTCGTAACGAAAATATTCATTTTATAAAAGACAATGGATTATTTGAATTAGGCGGTATTACATTTAACCATATGGCAGTTGACGTAGAACCAGCACAATATATCGCGGCAAAAGATTTTACGGCTAATTATAAAATTGCATTACACCATGGCGCAGTTAATTCTGCTAAAACCGATATTGGTTACCAAATTTCAAATGAGCATGTAACTACAGAATTATTTGCTGGCCATGATATCACATTATTAGGAGATATACATAAACCAGCACAATATTTAAATGAAGAAAAAACTATTGCTTATCCAGGTAGTTTAATTCAGCAATCACACGGTGAAATGATGCATCATGGAATTTTAGTTTGGGATATTGAAACAAAAAAATCAGAATTTGTTGAAATTGAAAATGATTATGGTTATGTTACATTAGAAATTGATGGAACTACAATTATAAACCAACCTAAATCATTTCCTAAAAAACCTAGAATCCGAATTAAATTTAACGGAACAGGTGCAGCTGATATGAAAAAATTATTAGCTAATCTTCGTAAAAGATATGATGTTCAAGATATAAGTATACAAAGAACAGTTAATAATGTAGATACTAATGCTACTGCATCATTTAGCATTGGTAATGTTAGAGATGTTGAATATCAAAACACATTATTAACAGATTATATTCAATTGACATATCCTCAGGTTACAACAGAGGAAATGGATGCAATTAGACATATCAATCGAACAATTAATAGTAAACTTCCTGCTGTTGATACAGTTAGACATATAACATGGCAACCGGTATCATTTGAATTTGAGAACATGTTTTCATACGGTGATAATAACATTGTTAATTTTGAAAATATGCAAGGTATCTTTGGTTTATTTGCTGCGAATACTTCTGGTAAATCATCTTTATTAGATGCAATAACATATACTATATTTGATAAGTGTAGCAAAACTAGTAAAGCACACGAAGTTTTAAATAATAAAAAATCTACATTTACTGGTAAATTTAAATTCTTAATTAATGATACAGAATATACAATTGTTCGTACAGGTATTAAACAAAAGAATGGACATGTTAAAGTTAATGTTGAATTTTATACTGCTGCTGAAAATTTAAATGGTGAAGAAAGAAGCGAAACAAATAAAAACATTCGTAAATATTTAGGTACATATGATGATTTTATTTTAACTGCATTTTCGTTACAAGCTGACAATAATAATTTTATTGAAAAATCACAAAGAGAAAGAAAAGATTTATTATCACAATTTTTAGATATAACAGTATTTGAACAATTATATCAATTAGCGGCAGATGAAATTAAAGAAACAGCTGGTCAATTAAGACAATATAAAAATACAGATTTTGATTTAATAATTAACAAAGCTGACACTGATATCAATGAAAACCAAGGCAAGATTATTGAGTTAGAAACAGAAGATCATGAATTACAAGAATCCAGAAACACATTACAAACAGATATTGTTTTATTAATTGAATCTAAATTACCAACGACATATACAGGGCCATCTTTAAAAGAATTACAAAAACAAGAAAAAACACTTGTTACAAATATAGAAACATTATTATCACAGATTGAACAACAAGAATCTAAAATAGAAACAACCAACGAAACATTAAACACTGCTCAACAAGAATTAAACACTTTTGACACTGGCGAACTACAAGAAAAAATTGATATATTAACAGAATTAAAAACGTCATTAACAGATACAGAAGAGCAGATAAAAGAAACACAAGGAGTTATCCATGCAAAAGAACAACAAATCGCTCATCTTGAATCACACGAATATGACCCAAACTGCCAATACTGTACATCTAACATTTTCATACAAAATGCGTTACAAGCAAAGGATACAATTGAAAAAGATATTCAAAGTTTAAATGTATTAACTGAAACTAAAACAGATTTAGAAGATAAAATAAATCAATTAACACCAGTATTAGATTCAGCTAAACAAGTTGTAGATTTAAAACAGTCAATAACATTAACTCAAAGTAATATTGAAAAATTAGAATTACAATTGCAGGTTTTAGAGAATGATTTACAGACTAAAGAATCTGAATTAGAATTAAATATTAATCAACAAGATTCGTTTAAGCAAAATGAAACGGCTATTACTCATAACGAAAAGATTGATTTAGATATAAAAACTAAAAAAGATTTAATTGCTGAAATAAATGAATCAATTAAAACGATAACAAACTCAGTAAAAACAAAACACGGAGTAATTGAAGTAGCAAAAACAAATAAAGCTAATGCAATGACTCAGTTAGAACAATATAAAAAGTTAGAAACTGAATATAAAGGTTTTGAATATTATTTAAAAACAATTAAACGTGATGGAATTCCGTATGAATTAATATCAAAAGCAATTCCTAAAATTGAAACAGAAATAAATAATGTATTAAATCAAGTAGTTGATTTTAGTATGACATTACAGACAGATGGTAAAAATATTAACGGTTATATTGTGTATGATGAAGATAATTTTTGGCCATTAGAATTAACATCTGGTATGGAAAGATTTATTTCTAGTTTAGCAATACGTATTGCACTTATCAATGTGTCAGCATTACCTAGACCAAATTTTATAGCAATCGATGAAGGATGGGGGTCGCTCGACGCAGATCATATTTCTGCGGTAACTAATTTATTTGATTATTTTAGAAATAAATTTGAATTCTGTGTTATTATTTCTCACGTAGATACAATGCGTGATATGGTAGACTCATTAATTGAAGTTAATAAAATAGAAAATTTTAGTCACATTTCACAGTTCTGATATTTATATTAAATAGTTAATATGAATATTCATGAAAAGAAAACAACCAGTTTATAAAGGATTACAGTTCATAGACGTGTTATTAACAGACACGTCTTTAACTAGTCCCGATTATTTCCAAATAACAGAGTT